TTTTCAACGTGAGTAAAGCTAATCATCAATGATGTAGCATTAAATACTCCTAATTTAAAATCATCCATATTCATAACTTGATTCTATCTAAAAACCTATTCCAGCTTACTATACAGAAAAACTGAAACGACTCTATTTTATTAGCTAAATATCTTAATAATCTTACCATATCTTAAAATTTGTTTGTTTGATAATCTACTCCGTAAAAACTATGAACTCCATTTCCATCTGCAACAGCAACAGCGTAAGACTTCCAACCATAAGGATGGTCTTCTAAATCATTCCATAAAACATCAATGTGATATTTTTCACTAAACACTGGAGCTTTAAGTTCTAAACCATTGGAATCATATTCTCCCTCTTCAATAGTTATATGACTAAGCTTAACTACACTATGGTTGTGTGTAGGATATTCGTTCCCATCTTCATCTATTACAACACCTAAAGCCTTTATTTTAGTGTCTGCTGTTGTTTCGTCTTTAAACTGGTATTTGCCTATTTTCATAAGTTACTCTTTGTCTTCCTCTTTAGGTATTGACTCATTTAGAATTTTAACAATTTCTTGCGCCTGTGCTAATACTGCAATAGGTAGCGTGTTAATGACTTGATTTACTCTTGCGATTTGTTCTTTAGTAATTTCCATAATTAAATTTTTAAGTTATTATGTAAATATACAAATTATTCTGGTAAGTCTTCGTATTCGTCTTGGTAGTCGCTATCTAAGTGAGACTCCATTTCTGCTATTTGCTCAGAGCTTAACTCATCTTTATAAAAGTCATTTGCTAAAACCCACTTAAAATGGTCTTTAATTACCTCTACGTTGTCTTCGTCAGCTATCTGTGCTAATTGGTCTGTTATCTGCGAAGTTATTACTTCTTTGTGGCTGTCCTCTGTATTTTCTGATGTTATTACGTTTCTATACATTATTTATGATTTTAATAATTCGATTTCTACTTTTAATTCTTTTATAGCTTGTACTAGTACTGGTACTAACTTCCCATAGCTTAACTCTAATTTCTCTGGGTTTTCGTCATAAACCAATCTTAAAGTATCGTTGTCTAACTCTTTAACTTCTTGTGCTATAAAACCAAAGTCTTTTTTACCTTTATTAGCTGAATAAAATTCTACTTCTGTTTCGTTTCCGTCTTCGTCAATTTCAGTTTTTATTTCTGATCTGTTGTTCCATACAAACTCTCTAGGTTGTAAAGCATCTATAAACGCTAATCCATAAGTAATATCTTTTATGTCAGACTTATCTCTTTCATCAGATAATGATGTTATTGAAGTAACTGCACAACGTAAAGTTGAAATACTTGAGTTCCCTAAAGTAACTTGATTATCTCCAGTCGATGCTGCTGAATAACCAAAACTATTTTGATTTGATGCAGATGCACCACTTCCAGCTGCTTGATAACCGACCATTACATTAAAGTTTCCTGTTGTAATATTAGTATTAAAAGCACCAGCTTCATAACCTAAAAATGTGTTATAGATACCAGTTGTTAAATCATTTCCAGCACTACTACCAACTGCAACGTTCCGACCATCTCCACCAGTATTATTAAAGTTTAATCCAGCTTGATATCCAATAAAAGTATTATCTGGACTTGATGTTGAAGCTGCTGCAGTATTATCGCCAATAAATACATTTCTTACAGATGTAGTAGCAGCAAAACCAGCTCTATAACCTATCACAACATTATTTTGTTTAGAGCCAAAAGCACCAGCCATAGCTTGTGAGCCAATCATTACGTTTCTTTGACTTGTACTGTCAGCGTATTGTCCAGCAGCACTACCTATTGCGGTGTTGTCTGCGTTTTCTAAATATCTTAAAGCATTGTTACCGATAGCGACATTTTGCGTTCCAGAGCCACTACGACTACCACCAGCTAAAGAACCAATAAAAGTATTTGCACCACCAGTTTGTGATTTACCAGCTTGATATCCAAGCATAGTTCTAAAAGCTCCAGTAGTGTTGCTATAACCAGCTTCAAAACCTATGTTTGTGTTATTAGTACCAGAAGTTTGTGAGAAACCAGAATGATAGCCTATTGAAATTGTACTTGTTGCAGTATTTACTCTACCAGCTTCAAAACCTATAGCTATTGCATTTGAGCCAGTATTAGAAATTCCAGCTTCTGACCCTATCAAAACAAAGTAATCTCCACTTGCAGTATCTCGACCAGCAGCAGTTCCTATAATAACTGTATTACTTCCAGAAGTTTTAGCAAGACCAGAATTTTTACCAATTATAACATTTGATGCAGTTGTAGTTAAATTCTTTCCAGCATCATTTCCTAATAAAGTATTATTAGCTCCAGACGTTAAAGCATTACCAGCATCTACACCCACAACTAAATTCCCTTGAGGGTTTCCACTTAAACTCGCTGGTACTTCTGCTAAATATACTGAGTCAGTATCAACTAAACAATCTGTAAGACCATTTAAGTCTGATGCACCACCACCACCAGTTAAGTTAGCTGGTGTTATTCTGACGTTGTCAGTTCCGTCATAACCTACAACGAAATCTACATCAGAAGTCGAGGTTTTTACTGTAAATTCACTAAATTTTTTATTTGCCATTTTTTTTTATTTTATTCTAAAGTTATATTAATATCTTGTTCTGTAAGTAAATAATCTCCATTCTCTGCTAGTGCTTCAAAGAAAGGCGTAGGGCTTGGGTTAGCATCATCATAATAAATACCTCCCCATCCATCATCTTCTGGTAATCCCCAGTAAGTCGTGTCATATATTTTACCCCAGCTCATATTTTAATTTTTTTATTCTTTTTATTTAATTCTTCTTTTAATGACTCATCAATATATTTCTTTAGTTTGATAAGGTTTGTTTCTTTTACTTTATACTTCATAAAACCCATCCGTTAAATGTTGTGTCTGTATCTGGGCTAATATCCTCATTTGTGTTTGTGTTATACTCTGGAAACAAGTTATCATTAAAACTTAAATAATCTACCATTCTTGTTGAGTAGTAGTTAGCGTATTCCCTAGCTTTAGATACTAAATAATCTACTTCGTTCTTATCTACGTTCTGTGCAGTTTCGCTACTATGCTTAAATACACCTCCGTTTTTTATTTGATAAGCTGCGAAAGGGATGTAATTCATCTGAGCGAACCAAATTAATGTTGGCTGTATATATGAATTTGTTAAGGTTAAATAATTACCAGCTAAATTACCAGCTAAAATATCAACACCTATCTTGTTATATAAGTCAGTCCCTAAAAGATTTTGTATATCTATCTGCTGAGCTACCTTAATGAATTGTATAAACTTATCAGTGTCTACATTCCCATCAATAATAGAATTTTTAACTAAGTCCGTTCTGTTTATAAATAATGCTGTTGCCATATTAATTCTTAAATCCTATTTTATTCCAATAAGCTGCTGTATAACCCTTATACGGCATATCTTTAGGAGCTACTGGTACTTTTTTAGCATTAGCCTCTGGTTTAAAACCTCTTGATCTTGCTTGTGTAGTTCCTATCTCACTTCCTAAACCTCTATCTCCGTCTTTTCTTACATAAGTCTTTCTAAGCCATTTATGAGAGCATCTAGCACCACCTTTGTAAAGCCATATAGAGTAAGTACTTGAGCCACCTTTACCAAAACCAGCATTTACTGCAATTTCTTCCATAGCATCAATATCCTCTTTTCTGTAAACCTTTTTAGCTCCTACCATTTTAGAACAAAACTGTCTTGATGTTGATTTAGTTCTTTCTGGGCTATACTTATAACGTACTAAAAAATCATTGCCTTTTTCATCAGTTTGTTTACTTGTACCATCTTGTTCACTCTTTCTATAAGGTGTTGCTTTGCCTGTGCTTACAAATTCCCATACCTTAGCAAGTGTACTCTTTTCTTGTGGTTTATTAAGGTCTGATATAACCCCGTCTAAGCCTACTTCTTCATCATAGTTAACTTCACGCTCATCTATTACATCAAAGTCGCTTAAAAGCTCTGATTCGTCTTCTCCTAAGTCAATTAAGGCGTCTGCTATTGCTGTTCCTACCTCGTCTGGTAATTGTTCGCTTAATTTAACTCCTGTTTCTTCTTCTTTTGTTTCTTCATCTTCTACATTCTCTAAATCTATAAATTGTAAAGGTTGTAGTGTCTTAAAGTATAATTTTAAGCTAATTTGATTGTAAGATAGTATTGTATCAAACGCATCTATTAATAAATGTTGAAAAGGTGCTATAACTAAGTTCTGCATTAATATAGAAGCTGTTTTAAGCTCATCTGCGTTGTTCCCTAACCCTGTGCTGTCCTTAATTCCGTAAAGCATTGGAGATACAACCCTATGACCTACCATTATTTTCTCTGTAGCTTGACTTGATACGTACTCATAAGTATTGTGAGCGTCACTGATAGGTAAAGTTTCAACAGTAGCAGCTGCGTCTTGGTTATCATTAAAAGCTAGTATAAACTTATTACCTCCAGTGCCTGTAAATTTCTGAGCTATTCTGTTTTCTAAGTTTTGTCTTTCTTCGGCGTTTGGTGTTCCGTTGTTAAATTGTATTAGTGTGTTAGGGCTAAAACTACCTTGTACGTTGTTTAAGTGAAAGTTCGATACCTCTGATTCTATTTCGCACCATTGTAAACAACCCGTATAATCTGGACTACTATAATATTTATATCCAGCTCTATAAGGCTTTACATATATAATCTCTATGCTTTCTTTACTACTACCAAAAGCAGGGATTCTCTTTAATTCCGTTCTTGGTTTTACATTAGACCAATCATCTGAGTAAAAATAGCCTTCTAT